ATATGTTTCTAAATCATGCAGTTCTTCTTCTGCATGTCTACGTGCTGCAGGGTTTGTTTGTGGATCTTCAAGGATTTCTTTATCCTTTTTGATGTGGTCTTCAATACTTTTCATGTTACTCGTGTATGGTAAATGAATCTCTTACGAGAGTAAGTCCAGTAAAATCCCCATCTGGATTACCTAATTCATGAGATAATCTAGCAATCATGTAGAAACCGCTTTCAGGTGAGTTTTTTGCTACACTCCTATCTGTATTTAGGTTAGGAAATTTGAGATTAATCAATCTTCCTACTCTAAGTGAGAGATTCATAGGTATTGTGATATCAAGCGATTGTGAGTATAAAGCAGAGTATCTAGCAGATGATTGTGCTTGAAGTCTTGCTTGATCCTGAGGTGCGTCAGTACCTGACCCATCTGCACTCACTGATGTGGTGCCAGTATCTAACACACCTAAGATGACTCTAGATGGTGGGTTTTTATACTTGAGTGGAGTCACGTCCTCTTCGTTCGCTTTCTCAACCCCCTGATTATACTTGAAATTATTGAATTGCACATCTCTTGTTATGACATTGAAATACCAATTATTTGAACTATACGAACCCATTCTAAGTTTTCTTATAATATCATGACTCTCTCTAAAACTAGGTTCATTTGCCAACATAAAATTATTTTTTGGATCTAAACCAGCTTTGAAGGGAGTCATCTCGTACGTAAATATTTCGTATAGTTCCTCTGATTTTTTGTTAGATGCTACTTGCTGATTAAATATTTTATCAATACTTCTAAAATTATACCCATCAAGTGTTTCATAAAATAAAAATCCAGCAGAACCTGTTGTTGCTGATCCTATTCCTACAGTTTCGGGTATTGACTTACGACATAAATCTGCGATACATTTGAATGGTCTTCTATAATTACCATAAAATCTACACTCATTAGTAGTTTCATCAGACTCAAATATTTTTTTATCAATAATAGTTAGTATATCTTCTACCGATTGACTAATTTTATTATTATACCTTTTTACGACCCTTGTAGTATGATTAGAAAGGGCACCGTCTCTTTCACAAGTGAGTGTATATACTTCTTTTTTATTGTTTATAGTGTGTCCTGTAATGTTTGTTATAACCAAATCTAATTCCACTTCTCCCTCTTGACTTGGATGCTCATATCTTAATTTCACTCCTGACCCACTTCTCACAGGTAATTTGTTTATAATACCCATTGCGTCTAATACACTTATATCAACGTGCAATGATGGATCTAAAATATCCTCATAATACTTGATATATGATAATTGTGGACCTAATTCCAAGAAATCTCCACCCCTATCATCAGGAAATACTTTGAATTCCTTTATAATATGACCCTTTGTCCAAATTTTATTTTTATTCATGTCGTTAGTGAGGATTCAAAGGTTAGGTTTGCAGCAACTGCGTCATATGGATTTGTCAATACTACTGTACTCCCACCATCTACATTTATAACAGGTTGAGGAGTGGTTTGCTCATTATTATTGCCCCCTAATAAAAATATATCACCCACAGGTGCCAGAGCAAGATTAGTGCTATCTGGTGGTTCTAAATTATTACTTGACATATCAAGATTCTCAAAAGTTCCTTTTTTATTGAATAGTTTCTTCTGTATCGTTCTAGGTCCAAATTTTGTTAGAGCATCATCAATGATTTTTAATGCCCTCTGAGCATCTTTAAGTCTTATTTTAGTAGATTCTTTAGGAGTTATCTCATTCAGTTGTCTCAAGGTTCTAATCTTGTCTACAAGTTTAGATCTCTCTATACCTAACATTCTATTGAATGATGATGCGTTCTTAGATGAAGGATCCATTCTCTTTAGAAATGCTGTTGCTGCCTCCACCTTTGTCAGCGTCTCTCTAGTGATTTTAGAAGGATCAAGAGTTACATCCTTTCCAGTTGCTCTAGTAATCTCATTGATAATATCTTTTGAACTAGGATCATTCTCCAGTTTTTTCAAATCAGCATCACTTATCGTACCCTCTTCAAGTTTCTTTAATCTCTTTTGTAATCTAATTTCTTTGAGTTTATCTCTCTGTGCTTTAAGTTCTATTCTCTCTGCCTTAGTTAAGTTTCTAACCTCCAACCCTTTCTTACTTATACCTGGTGCTCCCTTCTGACCAGGTACTATTGTTCCTCTTTTATTGATAGCATCTGCTGTACTCATTCTTATTTTTTGTTGAGTAGATTTTGGAAAACCTTTCATTATTATTCTCCCAATCGCTGCTATTTGTTCTTTCTCACTTAATTTTTTCAAGAGGGGTGATTTTACTAATGCTTTTTCTAAAATTTTTTGACTTGCAGGGGCACTCTTACCTCTTGTTGCAAGAGCAAGAACTACTAACCCTGCTGTAAGTAATGAGACTCCAGTTATCTGAACCGATGGTCTTTGTAAGAAAGGTTTTTTAGGTTTTGGTTTTGGTACGAAAAAACTTCCAAATGGAAATCTTCTCTCAGGAGCACCTATTGCTAATTCATCATCACGTTCTCTTTGGACAAATTCTCCCGAAAAATTCTCAAACTTATCTAATACTTTATCAAAGTCATCTAATGCTTCTGAGAATAATGTTTTTTGAGTTCTAACAGCAACTCGTTCCACTTCTAATTGCCTTCTTCTGTTCGCTCCTGTAATTGAATCTGCAAAATTTCCACCTATCAAACCACCTATGATAGCACCACCTGCACCACCAACCAGTGTACCTACAGGTCCAAGAGCAGTTCCAAGAGTAGCACCTATTTTAGCCCCTGCTAGTGAACCTGCTAAACCACCTGCAGCACCTACCCCTGCCTGTACATTTGATTGACCCTCTGCACGTCTACCAATAAAATCAAGTCCTGTGCCTACAACTGCAAGAGGTTTTGCCAATCTACCTATTTTACCTACTTTACCTACCCTAGATAAATTAGATGTGCCTTTTTGCATTCTCAAAAGTTGATTTGGAGAACTTGGTGTTCTTTTTAATCCTCTTCTAAGTAAACCACCACCACCTAGACCAAGTAATCCAAGTGCACCGCCTAACACGCCTCCTTTTTGTGTCTCTCTATTTGTTGACGCTAAGTTTCTTAGTGTACGACCTCGTTCTTCTACGATTTTTCTTTTGAGAATAAGAGATCTTTTTTCTAAATTTCTTTCAATTCTATTGTTTTCTGATAAACTTCTACTTAAAAAGATTGATGATCTTGATAAAGTTCCAGATATATTTCTAATCTTTTGTTCTATCATGCTAATCCCATCCCTGCACCTAGAGCATTAGCACTCACAAATTTATCAATAGTCCCACCACTACTTGTGAATTTAGTTCCCACACTTACAAATGTTGGAGTAGCTGTGAGTCCTGAGAAACCAGATGATTGATCACTCTGTTCATCATCGTCTTGTAAATTTATTACATTAGGTTCGCCTTTTTGATTATTATTTGCATTATCACCCAAAATCATTTCAATGCTCATATCTCCCAATTGAGATGAATCTAATTGTTGATTAGACTCTACCATATTCATTGAGACTAAATCGTTCCCAACTAAGGTATTTGATGCGGTATTCTTCTTGTCACGTAAAATTGTTGTCGATGAAGACACTTTATCATCAGAAGGGTCTTTATCAGGATCAAATCCTTGAAACCTCATGAGATCATCAAATCTAAGTGACTTAGGTAACTTGAAAGGTCCGAATTGAGTGAATTGCTCCTCATCTGGTATATCATCACCAGCAAAAGGGTTGGTAAGTTGATTAAAAATATCACCAAAACCTGCCTCTTCAACTGGGGGGATATTTTCATCTTTTTTATTTGTTTTAACATCCTCGGACTCACTTATAAGTTCTTCATCAAGACCACCTTCACCTTTTTTTCTTCTATCTGTAGAAACACTTGGTAGAAGACTATCAAATCTTGCCAATATACCTCTGAATCTATCTACATCAGGTTTGTTTATAGTTTCTGCACCTCTAATAGTTTTAGTAGCTGATAATTGTCTTCTCCTATCTGCATTTTGATTAGAATTTATAAGACCTGGTAGTATAAGTGATGCTGCGAGGGCAGCAGTGATAAGAAGGGGATTCTTAAGTTTTGAGGCACCTGCTACTCTAGAACCCATGGTACCTAATCCAGAACCTCTACCTAATAGACCACTTTTTGCCAATTTTGCTGTAACAACTGTAGATATAACACCAAGAATCTCTGGTGAAAGAAGAGCAGCAGCACCCCCTACACCTGCAAGACCTTCACCGACATTTCCTTGTAGTATTTGGGATATACCTGCTGCACCAAGTGCCCCTGCTGCTAGTTGCCTTCCTAAACCTGATCTTACACCTTGGAGATTTTTTGAATCCTTCTCTAAAATTTTCTTTTCTTCTGCATAATATCTTTTTTTCGCTGCTATATCTTGCCTTATCAAATCCTCCATCGTATCCATACTACTATTCACTGTCTGGAATTGACTCAATATTCTACCAAACATCCTCTGTTGAGGTCTTTCTATTTCTATTACATCCTCTTCAACCTTAGATAACCTAGAAAATACGGTATTTACCCTACGATTGATAGCAATCATAGGAGTAAGTGATTCTACTCGTTTACCAGGTGTTTGCATTAGCTGCTTGTTTTTGCTGTGCTTCTAACTTTTGTTTCTCAAGATGTTTGACCAAGTAGTTCACATAAACATCTCTTTCCCATGGCATCATTGCCTCTATATCACCCAGTGACCACTTATGATGTTGCATAAGTGAAAAATTAGTTTCCAACATTGAATCAATGCTGGTGTGATATAGCATTATACGAAAAAACTTGATAAACCCTCAATCACGACATCAGAGTCTTTTTTAGTTTTGGGGTTGTGCACACTGCCTTTATATTGTAACTTAGGCATTGTTGCAAAGAAGTCTTCAATAAGTGAGAATTGTTTAGAATTCAATTGCTCAATAAATTTTGTCAATTCTTTTTTTGTACAATCCCCTGATGACCATGCTTCATCAACAGTAAAAATCGTGTCTATACAATCAATTACTGTATCAAATGCCTTATCAATTCTTTCATCACTATCCATGGGAGTGCTTGTGAAATTATTATCCAAAAATTGTTGCATAGATGGATATTTCATTTTGATAGTGATTTCATCATTGATTTTAATCATATCAGTATGATCATCTGGCACATCCAACTTTATATCAGATAATTTGATAGTAAGTGGCACTTTTGTTTCATTATCATCTTGACATGTAATCAATAGGTCAACAGACTCACCAATCGATTTACCCCTTATATTCAAAAACAAATATTCTAATTCAAAACTAGGGAGTTTCTCAACATCAACACCCCGTGTGATAATACATGATTTTAATACACTTTTTAGCGTGGAACTGATATCAGCGTCATTCCCACCCTCAAGGGCAATAAGTAAAACTTTCTCTTCTTTTACAAGAAAAGGTCTATATTTTATCTTTTTCCCCGTAATGAGTTGCAATTCAAACGTAGGTGCAACGACCTTGGGTAAAGGCATAATAATATTATTCAGTGACTTTATTTAGTATAGCACTAGATCTCTTTTGTAACGTCTGGATTTCTTACATTACTTAGCGTTGCATCTGATTCTGCATAAATTGCACCCTTCCTTGCTGCTCTTTGAGTAAAGTATTGCTCGTAATTGAAGGTAATTGTAGTTTTTATGAGTTCTGCTCTTCCATACGCTAGTGGTGCAGCAACAATGCTAGTCGGAAATGCATTCATAATATGATATGTAATGGCACTCGGTAATTGCAAATTGAATCTACTTGTTTTATTTAATTTACTAAAACTATCTGTTGTATCTTTACTAAAAGCAGTTATTTCTATGTTACACTTATAAGTTTTAGGATATTGCATTCTTCTAAACGCTGCCCCTGCTGCATGATTTATTCTTTCATCTGTACTTGTACCAAAAGTACCATCATCTATTCTAGTGGGTGATATAAATTCCATCCATGCATTGAATACTTCGTTTGTGTAGTAATCAGTTTGCGAATAGAATGTCAATATGACATCAGGAAATCTTCTAAATGTGGCATAGTTTTGTGACAAACCCTGTCTTAGACCATCTACCTTACCTATTTGTAAATCTGAACCTGGTAATACTGCCTCGGAACAAAATAGTGCAAGATATTCGCCAGGATTGAATGTGTTACCATTTTGATCAAAAAAACCATGTTGATTTATAAAAGTTCTAAGTCTATCATTTCCAGCAAAATTTATCAATACGTCATAGTTATTATTCAACGCAGGTGTTATATTACCAAACTTTGTCGTTGGATCAGTTAGATTTACCGTTGGTAAGTAAAATCTACCAGATCTAAACGCATCTGCCCTCTGTGCCATCTAAATATAGTATGATTACATACTATGTATGTCATATAAGGGTAAATACAGACCTAAAAATCGTCAAAAGTATAAAGGCGACGTTGGAGAAGTCGTGTATAGGTCATTGTGGGAACTCAAATTCATGAAATACTGTGACACTAATAATAAAATACTGAAATGGTCATCAGAAGAAATAATAATACCCTACAAATCACCTGTTGATAATAGGGTGCATCGTTATTTTCCAGATTTCTATGTCAAGTATAAGGATGTTAAGGGTAAAATAAGAGAAAAAGTTGTTGAAATCAAACCCGCAAAACAAGTCAAAGAACCAAAGATGCAAAAAAGAAGAACAAGAAAATATGTGTCAGAGGTTTACACTTATGCCACTAATCAAGCAAAATGGGCAGCAGCAGAAGATTTTTGTAAGGATAGAAGGTGGGAGTTTCAAATACTAACGGAGAAAGAACTTGGAATATAAAAATGTATTTCCCACCTCTGTTGTAGTGGGTCAACCTATCATAGGAGAGGTCATGTTATATCAATACTCTGCAAAATATGCTGAACAACTGCCATATTATGATAAAAATCCTATGACTTACATCGTAGCAATGGAAAGTAATGCTTTTTATGGTATCAACCTACATTATACCAAACCTGCGAATAGATCAGGCACATTGGATTATATTATAGGGGATAATGATTATACTAAGTTACCTGGTTTCAATAAATACCTAAGATCTTATGTGCAAGGTATGTTCCTACAACTAAAAGGTGAAGATTTAGACAAAGCACTAGGAATGCGTCTTGAGCAGTTTGTCTCTGATTTAGGTAGTGTAGAGATATCATTAACAAATACTGCTATGAGGAGAGTGTTGAAATGAGTAAGAAAAAAAATACACCCATATCAATATATGGTAAGAATAAAAGATTGACAGATGTTATTAAGTATAAAATTGATGGTTTTAGATATAGAGAAACTATAAGTCTTGATACTGCGAATGGAGACTTTGGTAAATCACTTATGATTGAAAAAGAGCGATTATTAGAGGTGCCTTCACAAGTACCAATTTACATATTCAAACCAATAACAAATAAAGAAGAATTGCAAAAAGTGCAAAAAGATGGCACTAGGATGAATGCTTATGGCTTTCACATAGCAGATTTAGATGCTTTAGAAGGTGCTGAAAAAGCGTTTAGAGCAAGTGGTATGAACGATTTTGCTGATGCTACAAAATCATGGGAAGGTATACCACTACCATCCGATACTGGTGAAGAGGAAGAACCTAAAGAAGATAGCACAATCACTGAGATAGAACCAAATTCAATATTGGGTAATTATGAAGAAATATTCAAAGAACACCTCAAGTATCCTATTGACATGTTTATCGGTAAAGGATTCAGTGTGACAGGAGGACCTACTACTGGAGCTAACCCATTTGTAGAGGGAACAGGTGAAGGGTCACAGGATTATATGTTTATAGAACAATTCTTATACAAAGCACCTCAAGCGATTACAAACCCAAGAGATGACGCAACATTTGAAACTGGTGGTCGTTCAACTTTGCCTGAATTAATAACAGGTGGTTTGGGAAGAAGAACCAATTTGGGAGATCCTATGGGAAGTTGTATATTGCCAGTACCAAATAAATTATCAGTCAGTCAGGGTGTCAATTGGGGTGAAGGTAGAGCAAATGCAGTAGAATTATCTGCATTTCAAGGTGTGAATAAAATTTTATCAGACACGTTTAATAAAAAAGGTTCTAATTTAGTAGGACTCTTAGCAAATGGTCTAGCGGAAGGAAAGAAAACTTTCAATACTTTGAAAGATGATATTAACTCATCAGGCACAGGAGGTGCAGGTGCAACAACAGTATTGAATGCAGTGGTTGCACGTTCAATCCTAAGTAGAATCGGTATAAATGTTGATGTCAATCAATTCATTACAAGAGAAACAGGTGCTGCAATAAACCCAAATTTAGAACTCTTGTTTGGAGGACCTCAACTAAGGACATTTTCATTTGTCTTCAATTTTGCTCCAAATAGCATAAAAGAAGCAAAAGAAGTAAGAATGATTCATAGATGGTTCAGACAAGGTATGTTGGCACAAAAAACCACAACAGGTATTGGTGGAGGATCACTATTTCTTGGTTCACCAAACGTTTTTAGATTATGTTATAAAAATAATAATAGAAGAATCAGAGGTCTAAACACTTTCAAAATTTGTGCAGTAACATCCGTTCAAGTTGATTTTACTCCAGATGGTGTGTACCAGTCATATGATGATGAAGGTGCAGTATCACAACCTGTCAGATCCACTATGGCAGTCACTTTCAATGAACTGACACCAATCTTCGCTAATGATTACAACTTGAGTGAAGCTACTGATGATCCTTCATTAGATGATCTAGGATTGAATATTAGTGGTTCAAATGAATTTGCGGAGGATGATTTAGGATTCTAATGAATTATTTCGATTTATTCCCAAATGTGGAATTACCATCTTTCTCTGATAAGAGAACATCTAGTCTAGATTTTATAAAACTCAAAAATCTATTCAAAAGAGGAAAAGTAAGAGATGACATATATGGCAGTGTCACCGCTTTTTCAAAATATTTGGTGCTTGATGGTGAGAGACCTGACACTGTTGCAAGAAAGTTATATGGTGATGAAAATTTAGATTGGATAATTTTATTATCAAACAATATCATCAATGTTCAAAATGAGTGGCCTATGGGTCAATATGATTTTCAAAGATATTTGGACAATAAGTATGATAAAGATCAACTTGGTGAAATTCATCATTATGAGACAACAGAAATTCGTAATAAACTTGGTATATTAATATTACAGGGTGGATTGACAGTAGACGCAGATTATACTTATAAGTATACTGATTCAGATGGCACCACTCAATCCGTCAATAAAGTAGTATCAATATCAAACATTCAATATGAAATTAATAAAAATGACGCAAAAAGATCAATAAACACGTTGAGAAAAAAATATCTTGGAGTTATTATTGATGACATGAAGCAAATAATGACTTATACTGATAGTTCTCAATTTATCAATCGAAAATTGAAAAGGGGTGATAATCTTAGGATTGCAGAACCGAGATAATTTTTGATGCTATGATACTGTGACCTTCTTTTGTGGGATGCAGTGTTTTTCCACGAGGTATGTCAGGTTCATCTAGATGTAGGTCATAATTATACTTGGTGTTTTTAGGAACAGTCAACAATATCAACTTTACGTCATTTGCTTTGAAATGATCAATTATTGATTGTCTGAATATAAATTCATCTGAGTCGCCATACTGCTCACTGTAATAATCTCTGTAATAGTCAATATACTTTCTACCCCTACCTCTACCAGGATTGATATTTTCCCATTTTCCGTTCAAATGAAATTCTGTCCGATTTTTGTAAGTCATACATATGACTCCTAAATCGTATTTTGTGATATCATGCTCTAAAGTTGTTCTCACTATTCTACGATTACTACACCCATGCATGGATAGGTCAGTATATTCAATATTCAGTTTTTTGGATATTACAGCAGCATAACGGTCATCTCTATTCTCTAAACCATAACCATAACACCAACTATCACCGTTGAAAATAATCATAAAAAACCTTAAGGGTAAAAAATACCCCGAAGTTTTTTTCGGGGTATTTTGTAACTGAAAGTCGATTTTCGTACAGGATTACTCCTCTGCTAATCGTTGGAAGTATGACAGTGCATCATCATCAGTAGATGTAGCACTTGCAGTCACAGGTGTTGGTGGTGCAGTTACTATCTCCTCCTCTTCTGTTGCAACCTCTGCTGCTACAGGTGGACGTGATGTATTCAACACTGCATTCAACCTCTTTTCAAGGTCACCATATGATTTGAATTGATCAGCAGCAGTAAACTCTTCAAGAGAATGTTGCTTCTTCCAGATCGCTTCAAGGGCATCGTCATCATCAAGGAGTGCACTGGTAGCAGAGAACTCAGATGAATCATAGTTACGATAACCTGCAACGTTCTTTGCTTTCAACTTAAAGTTGGCACCCTTCCAGAAATCAAATGGATCAATTGCTTCCTCGTCCTCAAACTCAGGTTGCATTGCTGCTGTGAGTTTGTCAAAGATTTTCTTACCAAACTTGTATAAGAATACTTTGCCTTCGTTCTCAGGGTTGGTAGGATCCTTTACAACATAGATGTTACTGATGTATGTAAGTTTCCTCTTCTGCTTACGTGCAAGGTCTTTGTCTGCATCGTTGCCACTGTTCCATAGCAAACGATTGTACTCAGATACTGGATCTTTACCACCAAGAGTAGTAAGACTGTTCTCTATGTACCAACCACCAGGTCCTTGGAAAGCATGTGACCATACCTTCGCCCATGGTAGTTCTTCACCGTCAGGTGCAGGTAGGAAACGGATGACAGCATAACCGTTACCTGCTTTATCGACCTCTAATTTCCATAGTCTGTCGTCGGCACCGTTGGTGCCTTTGCTGTTCATTTTCTCTATCTCGGTGGTCAACTTGGAGGTCAAGCTACCAAGGCGAGATTGTTTTTTTAGATTTGCAAATGTCATAAATTTGACTCGTAGTATTCGTCGTATTGAATAGATTGGTGGATTAACACCTTGCATACGCAAGTATAGTATAAACTACTATTTATATCTTGTCAAGCATCGCTTTAGCAATAATTTGATGTCCAAGTTTATTTGGATGACCCATCTTACATTTCGTATTTTTATCTGTTGTCAATACAAAATCAAACTTTAGTTTTGACCACGTATTAATACTGCATATAATAAGAGGCACACCTTTATTTGCACAATAACTTTTGATAGTCTCGTAGTGTATTTTTTCCTTCACATCAAAGAATTTTTTGTTTGTAATATTCATGTACCAATACTTCCAAAAATCACTGTGATCGCTAAACTTCTCACCAAGTTTTCTGATGTCTCCATCTAATCCATGCAACCACCTGCTGTAGTTGTTTGATGGATTGACTCTTCTCCAACACTTATCATAGTACTCCCCCTTCCTTATCATATAGTACTCAGTTCTGACTGGAAATGTCATCTGTATGACTGCCAAGTCATACTCCTCTATATGATTTTCAACTAACAGATTTCTGACTATTCTATCATTTGACCCACCCTTTATCGCTAGGTTAGTTTCTTCTGCTCCCAACTCATCACATATCAACTTAGAATATCTCTCCTCTTCTTGATTCTCCAACTCTTCTCCCTTTGTCCATGAGCATCCATCAAAATAAATTTTCATAATGATAGACCATCTATGTAATTCAATATCATTTGAGCATGTATAGCATGACCCTCCTCGTTAGGGTGATTATTACTTGCTCTTGGCACACGATTGTCAGGATCATTAAAGTATAAATCATATTTTGTTTTACATGATTGAAAACGTTTTTTCTTTTTCATCGTACCTAAGATAAGCGGTACATTATTGCACTTACAATATGATTTTATTGCAGTTGCATGCATTTCTTCATATGCAAGACCATATTCATCTTCGTAAATGTATTTGTAGTAATCCAACCATGCTTTCTTAGTGAGATCAATCGCCTCTGGTTTATCAAAAACCATAATTTTCTCACGAGGTGTGACAAGAGAAGTTCTTCCTCCAAAATTTGCATTTGCTTCAAACTTTTTTTTATACCTATCATAGTATTCATTTCTGTCAGGATACACCATTTGTATGATAACAAGATCAAACTCTTTTATATTTTTATGATCTACCAATAAGTGTCTCTCCATCATGGCATTACTACCACCAGGTTGTGAGATATTATATTCTTCTGCTCCTAATTTATTGCATACTATTTTACTAAAACGTGATTCATCTCTATTCAATAGTTCAGAACCATAACACCAAGATCCACCATCAAAGTATATTTTCATTTACATCTTACCAAGTATGGTCTTCGCAATAATCTGATGACCTATTTTATTTGGATGAGTGCCCTTTGCTCTGTGTATTTTCTTGAACTTCATAAGGTAATCAAAGTTTAATTTAGACCACTCATTTATAGAACAAAGAATCAAAGGCACATCTTTACTTGCACAATAACTCTTGATAGTCTCGTAGTGTATTTTCTCCTTGACATGAAAGTAATTCATATTGCATATCTTTGTATAGTAGTAAGTCCAGAAGTCTCTATGATGACTGAACTTGGTAGAGAATCTGTCTATACTTCCTCGTAGTAGTCTTCGTAGAGAATCTAAGGCAAAAGTATTTGATGCATCAATATACTCAAAGAAAAGACACATTACCTCTTCACTTATATTACCTGCTAAGTGTTCCTTGACAAGAGGTTTGTGACCAGATGGATTAATTCTTCTCCACTTACTATCCCAGTATTCAGTTCTTGTAGGAAAAGTCATCTGTATCACCGCATAGTCATACTCCTCTATGTTGTTCTCTACTAATAAATTTCTAATGATTCTATCGTTTGACCCACCACTTAGTGAAAGGTTTGTTTCCTCGGCACCTAACTCATCGCATATTATTTTTGAGAATCTTTCTTCCTCAGGATTATCTAATTCATCCCCCCTTGTGTATGAGCATCCATCAAAGTATATTTTCATCAGACTCTTCACATTTTGATTTGTATGCCCACTCAGTAGTGTGTCCTACAGACCACTTGTCTGAGTTCTCTACCATATAATTTTGTGAACAAACTTCAAAGTCTGGTTGTTGTACATTGTCAGAGATGAGACTTTGATCCTTCCATATAATTCTATTGTTGGGTTGCAAAGCAAACTGTCCATTATCTAATGCGATACAATTAAATGACTTATGCTCTGGATCATCCTGACTGTAGTTTGTATTGAGTGTAGATGATTCTGAGTGACAATTGTCAATCGTGAAACAATACTGTCCCTTGTGCATCTGTTTATCCTTACCAAAGAACTCACACCTATTGAGTAATGGTTTCTCTATGACAGTCAAGTTATAGTCAAAACAATCCCATATCTGTAGTGTGTCAAGTGGTAGTAATTTGTCTGGGTCGTAGTCTGTCTTCCATACAAAAGCACTGATAGGTAACTTATCAAACAGTGCACCATAATCATACAGTAATGTCTCAAAGTACAATGCTTTGTGCTGAACACTCTTGACTGAGATCCATGTGCCAGGTGTTGTCTCACCATGACCCTTCTGATGGTCGTATAAAAATTCTTTTCTCACATGCACCGAGTACGGTGGTAAATTATGAATCAAAAATGACATTATCTTTTGAGGTTAGATTGAACTTGTTCTAAGGTACGTTTCATGTTAGCAAAT